GCCTTTTCGTTTCTCTTGGGTAATTTGCTGTGGCTTAGTGACCGCCGCAGCCGCCGCCACATCCGCCGCCGCCGCAACCGCAGCCACCGCCGCCGCTGCCGCAGGCACAACCTTCGCCGCATCCGCCAGCGCTGGCGAACATGGGATTGTTGATGACGAACCCGACCTGACCGACCAGGTTCTCGACGTAGTCGATGGTCGCTTCCTCCAAGAAGGGAGCGCTGTCAGAGTCCATGAGGAACTTGACGCCCTCTTTGGCCAGGATGGTGTCGTCGGCCTGAGATTCGTTTTCCATGGTCAGCATATATTGAAGGCCGCCTGTCTCGGCAGGTATTGCAACTACCCGCAGCGACCCGTCAGTTTCACCTTGTTCTTCCATGACTGCCTTGAGCTTCTCGATGGCGAGGGTCGTAACTTCCATTGCCTGTTCTCCTCTGGGAGCCTGTCTTGGAAAGATTTCCAGCGGGAATCCCGCCGGTTTTATACCTAAACAAAGCTATCACAGACGGAAATGCTCAGTCAACGGCATGGGACGCCCGCTCAGACCACTGTGGTCTTGTCTGATTCGACGAGCAGTTCCCATATATGTCAGGCCCGCGTTGACAGCCTGGAAAGCGGGTTTCTAGACTCGATTTCAGCGTGTTAGACCAACTGCTCTAGAGCAGAGACCTCCGGAATCCTGATCTCGGTATCTAGCAAGCAATCTCCCACAGGGACAGACCCTTTGCGGTCTGTCCCTTTTTATTTGCCGGGGCCAAGACCCAATGAAATCACACCTGACGAAACAACACGTAACGAAATCACAAAGGAGAGAAGATGCCGATCAGTACCCAGGAAACAGGCCGGGAACGCCGCCTTCTGTTGGAATCGCTGGAAGATTTTCGCCGCGGGGCCGGCGAAGCGCCGGTGGTCACCAGATGGACCGGCTCGGTCGATACCGGAACCAAGCTTACAGAGGAATGCCCCCTCAAAGAACTCCATCAGCAGGTCCCGGCCGAGGAAACGAAGGACCAGGCGATCACCTTCGTGCTCTCTACCGACGATGTAGACCGGCACGGAGATGTGATCTCAGCCGGCGGCTGGATTTTGGACTCTTACCGCCAGAACCCGGTGCTGCTCTGGGCCCACGACTACCGGCAGCCGGCCATCGGTCGGGCAGCGAAGTTGTGGACGGAACCGCACCGGCTCCTAGCCAGCATGCAGTTCGCCCCCACGGATTTCGCGCAAGAGATCGCCTCCTTGTACCGGTCGGGTTTCCAGTGGGGCGTTTCCGTGGGGTTCAAACCCCTGCGCTTTGAAGAGCGAAGGGATGAGAAGACGGGCGCATTCCTGGGCCTGCGGTTCCTCGAACAGGAATTGCTGGAAGTGAGCGCGGTCCCGGTCCCGGCCAACCGGAGCGCCCTCCGCCGTTCGGGGCAGCCGGACATGAACACCCTTGCCGCTTTATGGCCCGTTCTGGCGTCCCAGGTGGATGAGTTGGGCAAGCTGACGGGCGAGATCGCCGATACGGTCTTCGAGTTGGAAAACACGGTCAAGGAAGCGCCCCGGTCCGCCCAGCCGGCCGACACGGCCGCGGACATAGTCTCGGTCCTCCGGTCCGGCCGGTATTGACCGTCCCCGCCGGAGGGACCTGGCCGCAGCAGCGATCACCGCCTGCGGTCTGAAGAAGCAGATTCAATGGAACTAAGCAGACCTATCTGAACTTAAGGAGCTGAGTATGACTATCGCGGCACAAGACTTGGAACTGATCAAACGGGAACTGTCCGGCATCCGTGAGTTCTATGACGCCCGGATCGACACGGAGATCCCTCCTCTAAAGGAGGAGATGGACCGTATCTCCGGCCAGTTGAACAAGGTGCAAGAGATGTGGCGTGACGGAGAGAAAAGGGCCCTGCTCTCCCGCTACGGCGGCAATGACCGGCCCAGGGTGGGTTTCGGCAAATACGCCGGCCTGGACCACCTGGATATGGCCTGCGTCCGCAGTCTGCTGACCGCCCAGATGCGGGAGCCCACCGGCGTGAACCCCAGGATGCTGGAAGACTGGCAGTCCAACCTCAAGGCCGCCATGGACTCCACCACATCGGGTACCGGCGACGAGTTGGTGGACACCCAAGAGGCCCGTGCGCTCTGGGACGACGTCAACCTGGAAACTTCGGTCGCGCCCCTGTTCAACACGGTGCAGATGCCCAGCAACCCTTTCCAGATCCCGCTGCAACTGGGCGATGTGAACTGGTACCCCGGCACTGAGAACGTGGCCACCAAGTCCACCAGCCTGACAACCGCCCGCCAGACACTGACCGCCTACGAATTGGTGGCCGAGGTCCCCTGGTCCTACGACCTGGACGAGGACTCGGTGATCGCGATGATGGAGGAACTGCGCCGCAGTCTGATGCGGAACGCCCGCGAGGTCATCGACGACGTGATCCTGAACGGCGACACCACGGTCACCAATAACATCAACGCCGACGGCGCCACCATCGCCAGCACCGACGCCGGAAAGGGCCAGTGGCTCTTGGGGTTCGACGGCTTGCTGCACCTGCCGCTGGTGGACAACACCGGGCAGGCCACCGACCACAACGCCGCCGTCTCCGACGACATGTTCAATGAGGTCCGTTCCAAGTTGGGCAAGTATGGTGTGCGGCCTTCGGAGACCGTGTACGTCACGGACGTGAATACCTTCATCAGGGCGCTCAGCGTGTCCAATTTCCGCACTTTGGACAAATTCGGCCCGCAGGCAACGTTGCTCACCGGCCAGCTGGGTGCGGTGGAAGGCATACCGGTCATCGTTTCGGAGCAGATGGCTCTGGCCGACACGGATGGAAAGGTGACCGACGCCGGAAACGGCACCGACACTGGACGCCTGCTCATCGTGAACCGCTCTCAGTGGCGGGTCGGCTTCAAACGGGAGCTGACTATCGAGACGGTGCGCGACGCCCAGAAGCGCCAGAACATCATGGTGGTCAGCTTCCGGATCGGCCTGCAAGAACGCTCTGGCAGCCGGTCGACCGCCACCCACACAGCCCTCCACTACAACATAACCGGCGTCTAGCGGCGCAGGCGGCGCAGCCGCGTTCTCATGGGGCCTTGTTCTTGAGTTGAGCATGGCCTCCAGGCTGGACCAATCTCACGATGACCTGCATGTGCGCAGGTCGTCGTTCCAAATAAAGGGAGAGAAAATGACAACTATCAGTCAGAAAGACCCGGTGGCCGAGGCCGTAAAGAACATGATTCCGCCCGATCAGAGCGGCATCGCCTACGTCGCCAAACGCTACATCGTTGAAGCCCTGACCGCGGGCAACGCCAACGCCTTCGCCTTTGCCGTCCAGAACCCCGAGGCGGTCGACTGCATCGTGACCAACGTCATCGTCGACATCACAACCGCCGGCGGCACCGCCAGCTCGGTGCTGGATGTGGATGTCGCAGCCGACGCCACCAGCACCGGCGACAGCATCATTGACGGCCTGGACCTGAACGCAACCGGCGTTGCCGACCGGCACGACGACGCGGGAACCAACGGCGGCGAAGCCCTCAAGTGGGAGAAGAACGGCGGGACCAACGACTACATCACCGGCAAGATATTGGCCCAGAACGCCGCCAGCTTGGCCGGCACCGTCATCATCGAATACGTGCCTCTGTCTTAAACATCAGACCGGGGCCTCAACAAGAATTCTGCCAAAGGGAGTCGATCAGATATGGGATACGCAGACGGGCCCCATGACAGTCCCGCAGACACCAAAGACCGGTTGACGCGGGTTGGGTCCAAATATCAGGCAACGCCTGCCACAGTGGCCGACGGGGATAACGTCTACCTGTTGGTTGACTCGGCAGGGCGGTTGATCACCAAAGCCCAATACCGCGCTGTGACCTTCAAGGTCATCGACGCAGTGGCGGTGACCGCCGGTATTCCGGTCACGGTCTGGACGCCAGCCAGCGACAAGACTGTGAGGCTGCTGGGCTGGACCCTTTCCAGCTCGGCTGGGGCGGCTCTGGAATTTCAGGACAGCGGCGCCCCGGGCACGATGATCGCTCAAACGCCGCTTCTGGCGGCCGCGGGCGTGCACAGCCTTCCAGACATCGGCGACGGCCTGGCCTTGGCCGCCGCCGACAATACCCTGGACCTGGATGTCACAGCGACCAGCACCGTGTCTGGCATGGTCTTCGGAGTGGAAGAGTAAGAATCGCTCTGATTCCTGGGTATCGAATACGACACGGAAGGGACGAACGGACGATAGGAGTAGATAAGTTGACCATCTTCAGGCTACGCAACCTGATGCCCCGCACCCCTGACGTAGAAGACGCACGGCCTAAGAACTGGTCGCCCAGGAATTGGGCCGTGGTGACTCTGGTCGGGATCCTCACGATCGCCGGACTAGAGGGATACGCCCTCAGTTTGGGCATCGACGGCACGGCCCTCCGGGCGGCTCTCACGTCCATCGGAATCCTGGGCGGAGCAGGGTTCGGACGGGTCTTGAAATGACCACCAGACGCTCCACCAGTGTCCGCCGCCGGCCCTACGTGGCGCTGGTCCGGGCCCACGATTCAAATACCTCCAACACCCGCGACACGTTGGTGATCCCCTCCAAAGGACGCCGGGTCCGCGTTCTGCGGGTGCGGGTGATACAAGAACAGGCTGGTGGCAGACACCTGTGGGAGCTCTATCTGGGGACCGGAACGGATATAACCACCGATCCGGAAAAAGCGATCGACATACTCGATATCCCTGACAGCGGAGAGGCAGCGACCAGGACGTTTCTCCGCGACCAAGGCCCCAGAGGTGAGCGGGACGAAGTCCTAAGCGGCCGTTGGCTTGGGACTCCGCCCACGGCTGTGCACAAGGTGATAGTTGAATACACCGAGGAGGCTTAGCTGTTGGCCAGGCGCCGCCGCCGCACAAGGGTCCGCCAACGTCCGTACCTCCTGTTGGTCAGGGTCGTTGACTCAAGCACGGATACCTGGCAGCAGACGATCCTCACCCCCCGGCCGGGCCGCCGCATCCGGTTCATACGGACCAAGGTCCTGCAGGATGCGGTCGACGGCCGTCACCTGTGGGAGTTGTATTTTGGCGACGCTCCGAACATGATCACCGGCCCCAACAAAAGCATCGATATATTGGCTGTACCCGACCAGGGGTCCGCTGCAACCCGCGTGTTTCTGAGGAGTCAGGGCCCGCGGGGCAAACGGAACGAGGTGCTGAGCGGCCGGTGGCGGGGATTCGCGCCGGCGAACCCGCACAAGATAATCATCGAATACGTCGAAGAGTCATAGACCACGCCTGGATGTGCTATGGACAGCCGGCCACCCGAACCCGCCTTCGCACCGGGAATTTTCAAGGCATCTAAACAGGAGGTGATACATGGCCCGTGAAGCATACCGGTCGCTCTACGGCGATCTCGCCAAGTTGAAAGACGACAGCCTGCTCAAAGACCCAGCCAGCGGGACCGGCGACGATGACGAATTGTTCCAGTTGCTTCTTTCCGTGTCAGACTGGGTGGACAATTACTGCAACCGGCACTTCTACCCTCGAACAGACACGTTGGTTTTCGATGGCAGAGGATCGGCCCAGTTGTTGGTCCCAGACCTTATCTCAGTTGCCTCTCTTATGGAGGACGATAACGGAGATTTGAATTTCAACCAGACCTGGGCCAGCAGCGATTATTGGCTTCAGCCTTACAACGCAGCTCCGACCCTGCATTGGGGGAGCCCGTACACAGCTTTGAAGGCAAGGTCTGAAGGCGGTAAGGCAGCCGGATTCGTGTCCGGCGAACAGAACTTTCAGCTGACGGGGGTCTGGGGTTACGCTCAATACTCGGAGGACAGCGGCACCGATCTTAATGATGCCTCTATGACCACCACCAAAACTACAGTGGCGGTGGATGATGGGACCCAGTTTGAGATTGGCCAAACCGTTCTCATCGGCGCCGAGCAGATGCTGATCACTGGAATCTCCAGCAACAACCTCACGGTGACCAGGGCCCTGAACGGGACCACCGCCGCCGCCCATGCAGACGACTCCGACATTGATATCCTGCGCTGGCCGGCATCGGTGGAGCGGGCGGCGCTGATTCAATCAGCCAGGATCTGGACCAGGTCCGCCGATTTCGAGCCCTTCTTCGTCGACGCCGATCTGGACACGGATGTCCGACTGCTGCTGGAGCCATTCCGCAAGGCTGCTGCCTAGGCCGTCATGGAAATCCGAAGCCCAGGTGAACTCCGGGGACGAAGTCGCGGCTGAGTTGCATTTCCCGGTCCCTCTCACACCGGATTCGGAGCCCCAGCAAAGCACTCAATAGCTTCGTATTTGTAGCTGAGGAATAAGGAATTCTGCTTGACTTGATGGCCTTTGTGGGCTAAACTGGCGCGAATCTGCGGGTGAGATAAATAGTATTCGGATTTACATAACTGGCCTGCAGTCTTAAATCACGACTTCGTTTGGTAGAGCGCCCAAGTCCCGAGGAAGGACGAAAGGCGTACTTTCCTGCGGATATACCCCAGTTGCACATACAATGGAGGAGGCTACATGTCGAGGCATAGGTTACTCAACGTCAAAACCCTACTTCCGGTCGTGACGGCGATGTTATTGGTCATCGCAATAGCGTGCGGATCGTCGGCGACGGCTACGCCGGCGGCGGCGCCAACATCGGCGCCATCAAGCGGTGGCAGCACTCCGGTGCCTACGGCAATGGCCGCCACTGAAGTGCCGGCGATGACCGGCGGCGACGCGAAATACGGCGGAGACATCCGCATGTCCGCGTACGCAGACACCCGGGACTGGGATCCTCTGGGTTCCGCTTCCCTTTCCAGCATTCAGGCGTACTCCCAGCTGTATAACCAGCTGGTGCAGTTCTCCACCGGCGCCAATACGACTGAGATCGTTGGTGACTTGGCCGACAGTTGGGAGACCTCCAACGGCGGTTCAACTTTCACCTTCCACCTCAATGAAGACGCCGTCTGGAATGACGGTGTTGGCGTGACCGCCGATGACGTGGTCTTCGCCCTTTCCCGCTACATGAACCCCGAAAACTCCATGGGCCGTTCCGGTCTTTTCCGGAACTACACCCTTCCCGTTGCTGACGGCGGAATCAAGAAGGTCGACGACCATACCGTCGAGATGAACCTTTCCTTCGCTTCCGGCGCTTTCATCAACTTCTTGGCGTTGGATTACGCGAAGATCCTTCCCAAGCACATTTTGGAAGCTGGCACGGACCTGAACCAGGCAGAGGGGATCATCGAGTCCGGGTCTGGTTCCGGACCGTTCAAACTGACAGAGTACCAACGCGGTAACCTGTACTCGGTAGTCAAGAACGAGAATTACTTCAAAGAGGGACGTCCCTTCTTTGACAGCATCTCTCACTTCATCATCACCGACACCGGCACATTCATCGCACAGGTCAAGGCCGGACAGATCGACATGATGAACGGTGGGTTCTCCAACCTGTCCCCCACCGAATACCTGGAATTGGACGCCGACACCGTCGGTTCCCCCAATGGCCACGTGATTGCCAACGAGATGCCCGGTTCCCGTAACTGGGGTCTGATGATCAACCGGAAGGCCGAGCCTTTCACCGACCCCAAGATCCGCAAAGCCATCTACTTGGCCGTTGACCGGGCCCAGATCAACGACATCCTAGAAGACGGCACCGGCGACATCCCCTGCGCCCTCTGGGGCATGGGCTACTCTCTCGAAGAGTGCGCCACCTTCCCTGGCATCCGCGACAAGGATACCGCGGGCGGCGAGGCTGACATCGCGTTCGCCAAGCAGCTCATGGCCGACGCCGGATTCCCCGACGGCTTCACGACTAAGTATGACGCCCGCCAGGTAGGTAACTACCCCGACGTCTGCTCGGTCATCAAGCAGCAGCTCAGCGACAATCTCGGTATCGAAGGCGACATCTCCACCCATGAGAGTGCGGCCGGTTATTCCCTCTACGCCACCTCCCGACCCGAAGGGGCCGTTGGTGACTGGGAACTGGTCTGCCAGGGTGAGGGCATGACAGTCCTTGATCCCGACGCTCTGTTGGGCGGCGTATACCTGAAGGGCGCCACCCGTAACTACACTGACTGGGAGCCCGCAAACGTCCGCGCGGCCTTCGAAGAGCAAAAGGTCGAGCAAGACCCGGCTGCCCGCCGTCAGCAGTTGAAGGACCTGGAAGATTTCCTGATTCCCACGAATCCGGACGACATCTCCCAGGGCTTCAATGACAACCACTGGGTAACCCTGTACTGGGGCAAGTTCTTCTGGATAGTCCACGAGGACATCCAGGGCTTCAATCCCCCCGCTACCGTGCAGTACAGCTTCAAGCACGAAGACCTCTGGCTGGACCGCTAGGCAGCTAGCTCCAATCAAAGGGCAATAAGGAACAACCGATGGCCTGCCCCCGTTCTAACGGGGGCAGGCCATCGATAATTAAGGACAGTACGCCAAACATCCGGTTCCTTCGTCGCCAAGATGTATCCGCAGACGTGAGAACTGATCCGATGTG